CACGAAAGGGTGAGGAGGGCTACAACGGTTGTATCCAATATCGCACCATCCGGTACGGTACTGGGCAACCCATGGGCGCTCTTAGCTCTTGGGCCAGTCTAGCAATGGTCCATCATTGTCTGATTCAATTCTCAAATTGGCGTAAAGCCCGTTTGAGCAGAGTCGACGCTGAGGAACGATCGTCATTCGAAGGAACGACGAAGGTTCCGAAGATCGATCTGGCTCTTCGCTCTGCAGCGAAGAACCAGCAATGGTTCGAAAATTATCTTGTCCTGGGAGACGATATCGACGTAGCCGCATGTAGCCAGACTGCTGAAATCTATCAGCAGACCTGTGCCGCATTCGGAATTACGATCGGTATTGAGAAATCCCTTCAAAGTCGTGAGAACTTCTTTGAATTTGCCAACCAACGCTTTTGTTCCAAGGGGAACATCTCGCCTATTTCCTTCATGGAAGAGATTTCATCATCTCAATCATGGAGTAAAAGGGTCGAGTTTGCGAACCGAGTAGCAAAACGCTTTGAACTTGGCGAGAATGAGACTAATTTGGTGAGGCTGATCTGCACTGCTAGGCAGTGGCAAGCTCTGATCCCAGAGTTTTCCGGGATGCGCTCTCGCGTCCTCCTGCGGATTCTTCGGTTCATTCTGCTCAACCCACTGCGTCCCTTTTGGTACGCAGAGAGTAAAGTGAGCATAGATGCCATTAGAAATTGGCTAGCGAACCTCAATGAGGTTGTAGCTGGCCAGGCATCGACCGGAGATGCAGTCGAACTAAAGATTGCATTAACGGGGCTCGTTAAAGCAGAGGTGATGCGCCAGATCGAGGCGATGAAGTCCGCTGTCCCTAAGTCGCAAGTCTATTATGCGTATGATGGCATGACACATGCCTTCATGACGCAGATAGGCGAGAAACATAGAGTCGCGGACTGGGAGCCTATACCTGGGAGACCCATGGTATTGCCAAAAGCCCGTTATGCATGGTCCTACATTGAGCACTGTGTAAACAGGCACAATGAGGAGCTCTTCAAACGTATTCGTACGTTTGAAATGCAGAACTGGAAACTTCTGTCTATGCGTCTCTTCGTTGCGAAGATGCCGATAGATCCCGTCGAAACGACACTTGAAGATCAAGATGATCTGCCAAAGTGGGTTAAGCTGTACCTTGATTTAGGTGACTTCCCCAAGCCCGT